ATCAACATGAACGTGCAAACACCCGATGTCCGCAGCTTCCGGCAAAGCCAAAGCCAGATTGCGGCAGATATGGCGCGTTCCATCGAACGGGCAAGGAGAAACCTATGAGCTTCGTAGAAACCCAGTTCCCCACCGAAATCAGCTACGGCGCGAATGGTGGTCCGATGTTTATGACGGATGTGGTGACCACTGTATCCGGGCATGAACAGCGCAACAGCAAATGGAGCCAAGCGCGTGCGCGGTATAATGCCGCCTCCGGGGTTAAAACCGAAACGCAATGGCAGGTGCTGATTGCCTTTTTCCGGGCGCGGCGCGGCAAAGCGGTCGGGTTCCGCTTCAAGGATTGGAGCGACTTCAAGGCGGTGAACCAGCCGCTGCAATCCCTCGGCGGCGATGAATACCAGCTGGTGAAGCGGTATGTCAGCGGCGCAGTGGTGTCGGAGCGCATTATCAGCAAGCCGGTCGCTGGCACGGTGAAGCTCTACAAAAATAGCATCCTGCAAGTGAGCGGTTGGAGCGTGGATACAGCCACCGGCATCATCACCACCGCCCATACCGGCACGCTCACGGTGGATTTTGAATTCGATGTGCCGGTGCGCTTCGATACCGACGAACTGGGGCTTTCTATGGATAGTTTTAATGCTGGTAGCTGGAACAACATTCCGCTGATTGAGGTGCGCGTATGAGAGTGATTTCACCGCAGCTTGAGGCGCATTTCGCCAGTGACATGACCACACTTGCCACCTGCTGGAAGATTATCCGGCTGGATGGCGAGGAATTGGGCTTTACCGATCACGACCAGGTATTGACCGTCGATGGGCTGGATTACGATTCCATCGCCGGTTTTACGCCGACCACAGTGGAGAGCAAATCCAACATGAGCGTGGATAATCTGGAGGTCGAAGGCCAGACATTCCCCTCCAAAATCACGGAATCAGACCTGCTGGCCGGGATGTATGACTATGCCGAGATTGAGATTTTCACGGTCAATTATGAAGACCTCAGCCAAGGTAAACTGGTGGTGAAACGTGGGCGGCTGGGCGAAGTGACGCTCAACCAGCAGCTTTTTACCGCCGAAGTGCGCGGCCTGACGCAGCATTTAAGCCAGACCATCGGCGAAGTGTATTCGCCGTCCTGCCGCGCCGTGCTGGGGGATGCACGGTGTAAGAAATCACTCACTGGCTTCACCATCACCACGACCGTTACGGCGGTCACCAGTAACCAGACCTTTACCTCCTCGGCGCTCACGCAGGCGGCGGGGTATTTCACGGGCGGCGAAGTCGAATGGACGAGCGGCAATAACGACGGGCGGCGCATGGAGGTGAAGGAATTCGCTTCCGGCCAGCTGGTGCTGGCGCTGCCGATGGGGAAATCCATCCAAGTCGGTGATGGGTTCAAGGTCATCGCCGGGTGCGACAAGACCCGCGAAACCTGCCGCACCAAGTTCAGCAACATTCTTAATTTCCGGGGAGAGCCGGACGTGCCGGGGGTCGATCAGCTGCTGATGACCGCAGGCACGATGGATAAGGGCAATCGCAATGGCTAGAGTTTCATCATCACAAATCGTTGTCCAAGCCCGCACATGGCTCGGCACGCGCTATCACCATCAGGGGCGGCTTAAGAAATCGGCGGCGGGTCCGGGCGGCGTGGATTGCATCGGCCTGATTGTTGGCGTGGCCGACGAGTTGGGCTTACAGGATGGCGCTGGCAATCCGCTCTCGCGTGCGGATGAAACCGATTATTCCATGTACCCGGAGCGTGGTCGGCTGGTGGGCTGCATTGAGAAATACCTGCGCCCCATACCGCTCGACAAAATGTCCGAGGGCGACGTGCTGCTTTTTCGCACGTTCAAAGACCCACAGCATGTGGCGCTGCTTTCCATTTATCCGACGGGCGGGCTTGGCCTGATTCATTGCAATTCCAGTGCTGGCCGGGTGGTCGAGCAACCGCTTTCCGACACATGGCGGCGAATGCTGACCCATGCCTACCGTTTCAAAAACAAACAACTGCAATCCCTGAAATAGAGCAACCTCATGGCTGATATAGTCCTACCTGTCGTTGGCGGCGTGACCGGCTTTGTGCTGGGTGGTCCGTCCGGCGCTGTCCTCGGCGCGAATCTCGGCGGCATGGCGGCGGGGATGTTTTTCCCGAAGACTCAGCGCGTTCAGCTGCCAGCGCAAGAAGGACCACGCCTCGCTGACCTCCGGGCGCAAGTTTCTACCTACGGCAACATGATTCCCAAAGTGTTTGGCATGATGCGGCTGGCCGGGAATGTTATCTGGTCAACGGACATTAAGGAAGTTCGCACCGAAACCACCAGCACGCAGACTTCCAGCGGTGGCGGTAAAGGTGGCGGCGGCGGTGGCGGCAAAACCACCACGAGCCAAACCACGATCACCTATAATTATTTCGTCACGCTGGCGATTGCCATTTGCGAGGGTCCGATTGATGAAGTCATCCGCGTATGGGCGGATAGCAAGGTGCTGACGGAAGATGTGCTGTCGGCCTCCCAAGGCAAATACAATGTGCATTTTGGCGATGAAACGCAGGATGTGGATGACATCATCGCCAAATACCTGCCTGCGGGAACCATTCCGGCCTACCGTGGCCGCGCCTATGTGGTGATCGAGGATTTTCCGCTGGCCGAATACGGCAACCGCATTCCTAATTTCACGTTTGAGATTCGCCGCACGCTTAAATTCAGCCCCAGCGTTGAGGAAAAAGTTAAAGACATTGTGATGATTCCGGGTGCTGGCGAGTTCGTCTATGGCACGCAGAACACCACCAAGCAGGATGGTTATTTCGCTTATTTCGGCGGGGCTTTCACGCCCAGCGGCGAAAAGAAAACCCTCAACATGCACAATTACGATGGCAAAGCCGACGTGCTGGTGGCTATCGACCAGCTGATAAAGAACCTGCCGAACCTCGAATGGGTGGCGGTGGTTATCACATGGTTCGCCACCAGCACCGATGCCGGGGCTTGCACCATCATCCCCAAAGTGGAGTTTCAAGGCACAACGCAGGTGTTACCGCAGGATTGGAGCGTTGCCGGTATCAGCCGCGCCTCTGCTTCGGTTGTGCTGAATTTTGGCGATGGGAAACCGACTTACGGCGGCACGCCCTCCGACCATACGGTGGTGCAGATATGCGCGGAGCTGAAAGCCCGTGGGCTGAATGTGATGCTCTATCCCATGATTTTCGTGGATACCATCACGCCGGAGCCGAAGCCGTGGCGTGGGCGCATTGTTCCGGCCAATGCCACCGATGCAAATAACTGGTTCACCAAAACCAACGGCTACAACGCCTTCATCATGCACTACGCCAATTTGCTGAGTGGCGATGTGGATGCGTTCGTTATCGGCTCGGAGCTGGTCGGCATGACTAGCTTTACCGATTCGCCGGGAAGCTATCCTGCCGTTTCTAAGCTGGTGACGCTTGCAGGCAGTGTGAAAGCCGCCATGCCGGGAACGATCATCACCTATGCCGCCGATTGGAGCGAATATCATAGCCGTGGCGGGTGGTTTAACCTCGACCCGCTTTGGGCTTCCTCCAATATCGACGTGGTAGGGATTGATAGCTATTTCCCGATCACGCCCGACTTGCCGCAGGTGCAAATTACGCCGGAAATCATCGCTGAGTATTGGGAGAAAGGTGAAGGCTGGGATTATTATTTCCTCGATTCCGTCGCACGCACCGGGCAGACCAGCTACGGCGGCAACGCGGCCTATGCGTGGAAAAACCTCGAATACTGGTGGAAGAACACCCACACCAACCCGAATGCCGTGACCACCGGCTGGACTTCCAAAATGAAGCCTATCTGGTTTACCGAGTTTGGTTTTCCCAGCGTGGATGGCTGCACCAACCAGCCGAACGTGTTTTACGACCCAACATCGAGCGAGAGCTTCTTCCCGCGTGCCAGCCGTGGCCGTGTGGATTTTCAGGCGCAGCGCGTGGCGCTCGATGCGACGCTGGATTATCTGGAAGCCCGTCGGCTGGAAACCGGCAATGCCAACCTTGTTCCGCGCCGATTCGTATGGACGTGGGATGCGCGTCCGTTCTCGTTCTGGCCTGACCTTGAAAATGTCTGGCAGGATTCCATCCTTTGGGCGACCGGCCATTGGGTAAATGGCAAGCTGGGTGCATCGACGCTGGGTGCGGTGGTGGCGGAACTGTTCCAAGCCGCAGGCCTGACCGCCTCGGATTATGACGTGACGCGCCTCACGGCCACGCTGGAGGGGTATATCGTCCAGCAGCCCATCACGGTGCGGAATGCCATTGAACAACTTACAGCCGCGTTCTTTTTCGATGTGGTGGAAAGCGATGGCATCCTGAAATGCGTGCCGCGTGGCAATGCCTCAATCAAGAACGTGCCGGAGAATGATTTAATCCCCGGCGGCAAGGGTGACGTGCAAAGCGTGCTGGAAATCAATTACGCACAGGAATTGGAACTGCCGCAGCGTGTGAACGTGACCTATATCGACCGGCCTTTCAATTATGACCCGGTGACGCAGACTTCCCAGCGTCAGGTAGTGAAAGCGGTCGATCAGGTAACCATGAACCTGCCGATTGTGATGGGCGCAACGCAGGCGAAAAAAGTGGCGGATGTTACGCTTTACGGCACATGGAAGGAGCGCATCAGCTTTTCCCTAAGCCTCCCGCCGAAATATGTGCGGATTGAGCCAACCGACATCATTACGGTGAACGTATCGGGTGTGGCGCATGAAATGCGTGTCGTCAAAACCGACATGGAAGCCAACGGCATGATGAAAATCAGCGCCGTGGCCGAAGACATCAGTTCCTATGACTTCTACTCGCCGCCCGGTGAAACCGGCAGCAACCTCCAGCCACCTGTGCTTGTGCCGGGGACGCTGGTGCAATTCATTGATGCGCCGCCGCTGCCGGTGGATACAGTGCAGAACCAAGGCTTGTTGCGTATTGGCGTAGCAGCAGATGGTCCGAACTGGAACGGCGCGGCGATTTATCGCTCAGATG